ATCTGCTTCGGCTTTCCATCGGCGCCCATCTCATCGGTCACGCCGGCCAGGAACAGGGTCGGAAGCGCGGTGTAGTGGCCGCCATGCCGATAATCGGAGTTGACCTGGTAGTGAGCCAGGTTTTTGTCGACGAGATCGATCAGGGGCGGCTCGTCGATGCAGTCGTTCATCCCACCCGCCCCGACGATGTAGAAGGGGATGAAGCCGAGCGGATTGTTATTCATCAGCGGGTAGAACGGACCTTCGACCAGGACGTCGACCTGATCCCTCACCTCGAACACGCGCTGGCGATAGAGGCCGGCTTCATCGAGATCGAGCACGCGGTACCGATCGATGCACTCGCTCTCGAACTCGTCCTTCGGAACCTCATGTTGCTCGCCGAGCACGACGCGGCTCAGCACCCAGGCATTATTCACCCGGGCGAAGCGCCAGTTTCGGATACTCTCGGCCATGTAGTGCTGGAGCGTCGGCCTGAGCCCGAGACGCTGCGCCACATCGACGGTGAGGGCCTGGACATTCCCAGGTGCCGGAGGATGGTCGACCAGGATGCCGATGCGCCCCGGCCCAAGCACTTCCTCGACGGTCTCGCGGGCGAACGAGGTCATGTCGACGCCAGCAAGCGTGACGTCTTCGAGATAGGGCTCTATCGCCTTTGGCACATCGACCGTCGGCGGCTTGCGGAAGGCCATGCCGGAGAGGGCATCGATCGTGCGCCAGGTGCCGTTGAAGAAGTCCGAGCGGCAGACGCGGGCCTTGTAGTCGGCGTCGTCCTCGTTCTTCAGTTTGGGCAGATAGGCCGTGCCTGCCTTGTGGATCGCGTCCTGCCCTTCGATCACGTCGCGGGTCCGCTTCCACTTGGGCGCGAAGCGGTCGTAATCCTTGTTGGTAGCTTTCACGCCCATGATCAGATTCCCCCGATGCTGACGCGTTTGAGGGCCCGGCTGCGGACCGGCCAGCGATACGAGACGAGATAGCCGAGCGCGTCGTTTGAGTGGTCGAGATCGCTGTCCTTCGAGGGCTCGCCGTTCTTGTCGTAAGCCTGCTTCTCTATGCACTCGACCAGGACCGGGCATTTGTCGGCGTTGACCCTAAGCCGGCGCTTTACCGGCTTGCCTCCGCGCATCTCCAGGCCGAGCGGGTTGGTGCCGGACTCCGCTTCCGAGCAGATCAGCTGGTTGACGGCGAGAATGCGATCCTTGACCGCCGGATTGGCAGGATTGACCATGACCGTGAAGTTGGCCTGGCGAAGCAGTGCGATGTCGCTCTCGCTGGCGTTGTTCGACTTGCGCGATTGGCCCGACGCATCAGGATAAACGCAAATCGAATGGCCGACGTAGCGGCCCTTGATGGCCGCGATCATCGCCGGCGTGTCGAGGATGCCGGTCAGCTCGTCGACGATATGCGGCTCGCCATTTCGCAGCACGCCGACAACCGCAGCCATCTTCCCGACGTTGAAGTCCATGCCGATGTGCAGCGGCTCGCTGGTCTGGATCGTCTCGCACGAGCCGTTGAGCGTGCGATCGAACTCGGCGTAGACCGAGCCCGAGGTCAGGTTGACGAACTGACCGTGAAGGTACGCTGCCAGCAGGTTCGATGGATATGACGCCCTAAGGCCGTCGATGTAGCCATCGGGTAAGTTGTGCGCGTTTTCTTCGGTATCGGCCTGGATCAGCTCGTAGCCGTCGACAGGATCCTTTTTCCAGCGCTCATAGGCGAACTTGAATCCTTCCGGCGTGGTGGCGATCCCGACCGTGTTGGGCATCCCGCACTTCTGACGGTTGCGGGCGATGATCTTGTTCCACGCATCGCGGGCCTTGTCGGTCGCCATCACGTCGATCTCGTCGACAAGGCTGTGGGCAACCTCATAGCCGATGATCCGCTGCGGCTGCTCCATGTTGCGGAACAGAATGCGGCCGGCGCCAGGGAATTCGATCTGAGGGTTTGACCCTCCGCGCAGCTTGTACGCCCAGCCCTTGCGCTCGCACAACTCGGGGAACCGCTGCAACGCGATGTCCTCGATCAGTGTGTAGGTCGGCAAGTAATAGGCGATGTCGCATTCGCGGCACTGGATCTTGAGCCGCATCGCCCGGCCCATCGCCGCTGCCGTCTTGCCCGAGCCGAAGCCGCCGACGAACGCCGGGAAGCGAGCGGAAGACGTCACAAACTTGCGTTGCGAAGCGGTGAATTCGCGCGGGGCGAGGGAGGGATCATGGGCCGTCATGCCAGATCGTCGATCTTCGCCGGGAGCAGGCCGACGGCTCCAGACAGGTTCGCATTCACGTCGAGCGGCAAAACTTTGCCTACAAGCGTGAGGAACGCGGTCGGATTTTTCTGTGATTGCTCAACGAGATAGGTGATCCCGCCAGCCTCATTCAGTGCGGCGATCACCATCTCCTTGATCGCCTTTGTCGCCTTGTTGGGCACGCCTTTCGGGCGGCCCTTCCCGGCTTGTGCGCGGAAGCCAGGCGTGATCCGTTTATCATCCGTTTTTTGCGGGGCGGCGCGGCTCATCGATCGCAACCTACTTCGCCATCATCATCAATCGTTAGGTCCGCTGCTGCCGACGCGTATTTGTCGCGGATCGCAGCCCGCATCCTGAGGTCCAGTTCGCGCTGTTTCCGCCGCTCCTCTTCGCGGGTCATGACGAACTCACGCCGAAGCCTGAGCAGCCGCTCCTTGCCACATTGCTCGATCCACCGGTCGATCGAACGTCGATGCACGCCGTACCATTCGGGGCAGAGATGGCGGCCGATCCGGATCAGCACCTGCTCGAAGTCGTCGGGCATGGCGCGCCTGCGGAAGGCGTTGTGGCAATTGCGCGAGCAGAACCGGCCCCGCGATTCCCGCTCTGGAAGGAACATGGTTCCGCAGTTGGTGCACGGCTTGAGAGTGCGCTGTCTGACCCGCTTCGCCACAGCCCATGGCGCGGGCCTGGAAAAGCCGGGCTGGGCCGGTCCTCTCGCCTTCGACATGATACCCTCCCCACTCAACACGAGCGCCCCTCAGATGCTTCGATTTCGTGATTGATCTGCACCGGTCCCGCGGCAGTCAGCTTCGGCGCAGAAGATGCGTTGCGGCAGTCTTACCCCTTTAGGGGGGACTGCCGCAGAGCACCTTCGCTGCGTCACTTCTGCGGCAGTCGTGCGGCAGTTATTTCGAGGACTGCCGCAGGTCATTCCGTGGCCCATTTTCCGACCTCCACGAACTTCTTCGGGTGGCGGTGACCATCCTCTTTTTCGACGATTTCAAGCGCGCCGTTTTCGACCCATTGCGCGACGATCTTGGCGATGCGCTTGCGGTTGTCGTCGAGCTTCAAGTCGAGCACTTTGGCGACCGCGATTCCGACCCATTCGCTGGAACGTGGATCGGCTCGCCATTCACCTTGCTCGATCGCCTTCTGGGCTGCGATCAGATGTGATGTGGAAACGCCTTCGAACAGCTCCGGCCATTGCCACGGACACGCCACCCCGACCTGATCGCCATTGTCGAGGCTGACATTGTTCATGCGATACCAAGCCGCCTTGTCCGGCGGGGCCAGGTTCGCCTTGTCGTTTTGAGTTCGGAAATAGAAACCGCGCTGATCCTCGGGGACGCCGGCCATCGCGGCCTCATCCGGGGTCATGCGGTTGAACACGATCACGCTTCTCGCCGCGTCGACCAGGGCCTTGGCGCCGCGGGCGCTGTCGGCATTCGTCTCCTGCCCATTACCCTTGCGGACATGGTGCACCAGGTTGATCGAGCAGTTGCATTCGTCGGCCAGGCGCCCCCATGCCTTGACCACGGCGTCGATGGCACGATTGTCGTTTTCGCTGACCTCGTGGGATGAGACGAACGGGTCGATCGTCAGGACGTCGATCCCGCGGTCGAGCAACTGCTGCTTGAGTTGCTCATAGACAGGCTGGGCAATGCGCGCCCCATATTCGGTTTCGGTGGCGATGACGCAGCGCTGGTCGCGGCCACTGTCGACGTAGAGCCGCCCTTCGACGTCCCACGGACCGAGCTTGAACCATTTGGCCGTGGCGTGCAGCCGGCGCTCGGTTTCCTCCGCCGGGTCTTCGAGATTGTATAACCAGACCGTCAGGGGCCCGTCGTGGATTTCCGAACCATATAGGTCAC